GAAGCTTGAAATAAAAGTGCTCTATTAGTATCTGTAGCAGTAGTTAAAATATTTCTTATACTACTACTATAGGGGGCTACAGATCTACTAATAGCAAGGGAAGCTGAAATAGCTATTACTGTATTAGCAGGATTTGAACCTGATGCTATAAATATTGTTGTTGCTGTGTTAGCAGGTGTTGTACTTCCAGTTATAGCTATATTAATTCCATTTAAATTAAAGGAACCTGTAGGAGTAATAAAGCGGGCTAAACTAGCACTATTAAAAGCTAAAGATGCAGTATATAATGGTCCTATAACTTGGGAAGTTGATGTATAATCTTTCAACCCAGTTATAACAGAAGAAGAAATAATAGTAAAACCAGCAAAAGAACCAGTTATGGATCCTGATCCACTTACTATAGTTCCAAATGTATTAAAAGCTGTATTGGCCATGTTTATTTTTTTAGTAGTTCTTCAATGTCGTTTAAGTAACTTAGAATTAAGTCTGTTGGTTTAACAATAGCATATGATTCTGGTTTTTCATTATAGTAAGCTATAGTTTCATCTTTAGCATTATCTATAGCAGGGTATAAATTGTTCAAGCGTTGAGTAATTTTATCAAAAGCAGCAATGCGTTCTTCCTGGAATTGTTTTCTTCCAGGATCGATTTCGTTTACTTGTGTTTTTTTTAATTTATACTTGTACATATCTATAAATATTATTTACCCCATAAATATTTAGTGTCTATGGCTTTAGATTGAGCAGCTAGTTTCTTAGGATTAACTAGTTTATACTTAAAATTTTTAGTATAATAATTGTTAGTTACTCCTTTAGTTCCTGCTTTAGGTCCTTTACCTAATGAGGCACCCGGACCTTCTTCTACTTTCTTTTTGTAAGCATACTTAGCTCCAGATTGAGGGCCTTGTCCTACTTGAAAACCACCAGCTCCAACACCTCCACCTACACCAGTCATTTCAAATAGACCTTTTAAAGCACTATATTCGACTGGGTATATTTTTCTTAGGTGAGTTCTAATTTTATTTCTTAAATCTCTATATTCTTTAATATATCTTAAGAATTCAGAATCATTTCTTATTTCATCAGTAGTACGAATGCCTTCTAAAGTCTCTAAAGCTCTGTTTAGGTCCTTTACAAGCATTTCAAAATCAGGAATATAAACAACATCAGATTCAAACTCAGCCTCCCCACCAGGAGTAGGTACAAGTTTAAATTTTTTACCACGGATGGCTTCCTTAATTCTATTTGATAATTGATCCATTAGCTATTTTAAGTTCTTCTACTAATTCACAATATTGGAGTAGGTCAACTATATTTTCGTTTCTAATAGGTTGTGTTTTATCTACTTCAACAATAAGAGGTAATACCTCATTTAGTTTAATTTGAACAGCCTTGTCTGTTACATTTTTATTGATAATAGCCAACTCTTCTTTAAGTTGTTGAATTCTATTATTGTAGAATGTTCTTAGTTTAGGAGTTGAGTCAACTGAAGTGATAAATTCTTTAAGTACTTCTTTTTGTGACTCATATAAATTTGAATATTTACCGTTAAATTTCTCTAATAAGATTTTGTAAGTTAACATTCTTATATCCTTATCGTAAGTTTGAAATTCTTGTAGAACTTCATCTTTAACTTTTTCTGGATTAACGATTGAGGTTGATAAATGTTCTAATAGTGTGAACTTATTATCAATTAACTGGGTAGGATTAGTTGAGTTAGTTGTATATTCTGCTTCAATTAAAGTATATAGAGCAGCGTAAGACTTATAATTGGTAAGTTTAGTCTTAAAGAACTCATCTAGATCATAATGTTCCTTAATCTCATTAATTAAGTTATATTTTTGTCTACGTAAAGATGATCTATTAAGTTTCTTAGATGATTCTAAAATAGTTTGAATTAAAATATTAGCTTTAGCCTCAGTTACTTTATTAGTCTTACTTAGAGTTTCGTATAATTTTAATTCTTTTCCTAATTCACTTTTTACAAAATATTTCTTAATGATATTTAATGCCGAGGATTGACCCCCATTAAGAGTATCTGATGTTACTTGTCTAACAAGTAATTCAAAAAGAATACCAGTATTTTTATACTTTGAATGTTTAATGTTCATTCCAAATAGGATTTATTATAAATATATAAAGATATTTACTCAGTCAAATTAGACTCATCTAATAATGATTCAGCTGATTTATTTTTAGCGTAAACTATCTCTTTACTTAATGACTCTAGTAAAGCTTTATTTTTACTTTCTAATGCTAAAGGTGAACCTCCTTTGTAGTTAGGTGTGCCATATCCTTCTTGATCATCAGTTTTATTATCTTGACGACCTAGTCTATCTCTACCTAAAGCATTTTGTTGAGTATTGATATTAGATGCTTTTTCTTTTGGCCTACCTAATTCAGCTTTTTCATCATACCCATCAGGTAATGAATTATCAGCGTATCTTTCTCTACCATATAAAGATGCTAGATCATGTGGTGTGCCATATGAACGTCCTGTTTCAACTGGATCATTACCTTCTTCAGTAATTTGTTGAATTCTAAAGTTACGTTTAGCATCTTCAACCGCTAAGTCTCTATACTCATCATATTGGTCAGCGCTAAACTGGAATGTGTTGTCATAAATCCAATCTGAAGGAATAATTTTAGTGTCTAGCATTTCTTTAGCTAAGGCTACTTTTTCCTTTAATAGATTAATTTTTTCTTGTTCAGCAATAATTGAAGGAGTAGTTAAATTAAGTTCAAAGTTTGTTAAACTTTCTCCATCATATCCTTGAGTATAAAGGTGTACTAAAGCTATCTTATATAATTCAGATAGAGCAATTCTTTGAATACGATCAATTGTACGAGCGAATCTAATATCTTCAGCAGCTAAAGTAGCTTTACCTGTTAAATCTTTTTCATAGCCCATGAACGCTTTAGGTACCTTAAGGGCAGCGAATAATTTATCTCTTAGATAAGCTACGTCTTCAATACCATTATATTCTAAACCTTTTGTAGTTTCAATTTTAGTAGCTGAGTCATTTCCTCTTACTGGGATATAGAAGTCCTCAAGTAAGTTTTGCATGTTATATTTTTGGTTGTATTCACCTGTTTTTTCATCCATTAACGGAGTACGTTTCATGGTTGCAATAGTTTTCTGCATAAATGCTTCAACTTCTTGAGGTGGAATATTACCTACATTAACATAGAAAATACGTTTTTCTGGAGCACGGGCAATTCTATGGATAAGCATCGCATCCTCCATCAACACATATTGCTTAAATAAGCGACGGGCTGGTTCAAGATATGAGCGACCATATGGAAGATAGTTAACATCCGTTAATAAGCGGAAGTGAGCTATCTCATAGTTATCAAATACAATCTGATTTTCTAGTGGTTTTGTATTTGGTGTCTGATAGTAACCTGAACCACCAGTATAGTAACCATCAGGTGAATAAAGGAATTGAACTTTTGCTGGATTTTCCATATCAAAGTTTTCGCGTCTTTGAATATGATATGCTGTATAAGGAATTACATTATATACACCAAACTTCTCTGCGACTTCTAGCTTTAAGAAGAAATCACCATATTTACACATTTGACGAACCCAAGACCAGAGGTTAAACTCAATGTTAAGTACATCATAGAATAAGTTATAAAGAATTTTTTGAATATCATCATCACTACTTCTAATTTGAAGTACCTCACCCATATCATTCTTTAAAGTACACTCGTCAGCAATAATATCAAGAGCAGAAGCTACAATAGCATCTGTATCCATTGTATCATAGTCACTATATAAGTAAGTTCTAAGATACTGATATTGTAAGTTGAATTGTTGACCTAAAAGAGATGTAGCGGCCGGGTTAGTGTAAATTTTATTAAACTTATCTATTAATGAGTTAGTTTGAAATTCACCACTAGTTTGGATATGATCCGTATCAACTATTTTTAGCTGATTTCCCCCTTCATTCCTGATGACGACATCAGTTGAAAAGAGTCTTTTTAGTCTTGAAAAAATACTAGTATCAGCCATTGCTTAAATTATTATCATAAATATTAAAGGAGCCATCTTAGATCCTCTTGTTGGTTTCCTATTTTTTGCATATAGGGGTTTTGGGTTGTGTTAGCATTATATACACCTGCTGTGGTATTTTTAGCCATATTGTTTAAAGCGGCTCGAGTCATATCAAGTCCTTGTTGTTGGAATTTAAGTGAAGTATCTCTTAAAAACATTCCAATACCAAATGACATCACTAAGTCATCATTATAACCAGATTGAGCTTCAGGTCTACCATTACGCCAGATAAATACTTTCATTTCTTCTAATAGACGTTTAGAATTGATAGTGACACTTCTATCACCAACATATTCTCTAAATTTATTTACTATTAAAGGTCTTGTTTTCATTGACATTGTGAAACCAGGAGTTAAACTATCACTAAATTCATATCGGTTAAAATACGACTCAGCTGTTAATTGATCACTCTTAGGTGACGAATAGAAATTCTGATAGCCACGCTCCATGATAGTTTCAATAGTTGCCCAACCAATAGAAGCATTTTCTACTACTAATAATGCATTATTATATTCTGAGGCTAGGCCTACAAGAAAATGACCAAATTCTTTAGGTGATAATTGTCCTTTATATTCAGCAACTTGAGTGTTAGTCTCAATGTCCATGATATGGGCTGCTGAAAAGTCTTTACCATCACCTCTAGCTACGTCTGCTACTACCATATAATCTCTTGTATAGTCTGCAGGTTCCCATATCCATAAATTTTGGTCAACTCCTCTTCTTTCGAGTGGTTCTCGTATTGTTGTTTCTTTAATAAAGTCTAACCATTCAGGATAAAATACTACTTCACCTGAAGTACTAAAATCGCAATCACATTCCTGTGCTGCTAATCTAGGATCACCTAGTAATTCATCTTGTTTTTTCCTCCATGCCTCATCTCGTTCAGGGTGAACGAACCAGGGTAATCTAATAGGAAGAAAATCATTTTCCTTTGCTTCTGCTCGAGTCCATGTTTGATGGAACCAGTTTCCAGTTCCATAAGGTGTTGAAAGTACAATTGCTCCACCACCTGTGGCTAGTGTTTGTTGTGCTGATGCCCATATTTCTCCAATATTTTCAATGAACGCTGCCTCATCTACAAGCAGCATAGAAACGGCTTCTGATCGACCTGCATCTGAACTTGCTGATGTTGCTTTGATTTGGGAACCATTGTTTAATCTTAATGTTAATTTACTATCTTCTAGTGGTTTATCTTTTTCTTTTAACCATGAAGGTAAACTATCATACATAAAACGTACTTTTGTAACCATGTTTTTAGCAGTATCCTGCTTAGTTGCAATACAAAGAACGTTTTTATCTTTATGAAATAACATTAACCATAAAGAATAACCTGCGGCTAATGTTGATATGCCTAACTGTCTTGATTTTAAGATAATAGAATATGGATTATCTCTCCATAAATGTAATACCTTAGATTGGAAGGGATATAAATTAAATAATACTCTACCACGTTGCGGATGCTGGATGTGGCAGTATTTTTTCATGAAATG